GCATCACACTACTATTTGATAGTTTCCAATCTGGTATCCTACATCTATTGAAATCTCTGATTATCATAAACTTTCCTTCATTGTAGTTGAACAAATTGTCTATGTTCCTAAAAACTATTACGTCCAGGTCAAAAAATAAAACATTTCCTGTGAGAGGAAAATCTTTGTTGAACATCCAAAGTTTGCTCCACCATGTTTTGATCCATGGGTCGTTTGGCAAGTTTATAACTTTTATATGTGGATCTAAACCTGTTGGGTCATCAGTTATGCAATGGAATTCATAATCCACAGTGCTATGCCTTTTACACATATTATAAAGTACATTGGCATATTGAGAAATATACTTGTTGCCCCATTTTACACATACGATATGATTAGTCATTATAGTATCCTGTCACTGTCATTACGTACCTGTCTGTTATCCCCGCATTCACTAAACCATGTATTTCTTTTCTGTCCCATATGTACACTTCACCTTTCTTCCAGTTGTTGATAGCCCAATCTTTTCCATAAAAAATATGTCCAATGTCTGCGTCCTGCAAAGGAATCCACATCCTCAATGCTTTGTTATTTTCTTCCATTATTTCTTCCCTTGTGAGTTTATTTTTTTCTGCTATATCTCTAGGTGCTCCCGGACATACATCAATGTGTGGTGGTGCAAAATTTCCAGGTGCTGTCCTCATGATACGCCCCCAACTTTTGTTTTTGTTTAAATTGTGCTTTGTAAAGAAATCATCTCCTATATAGGACACACAGTCAGGTCTCCATACGTCGAACACAGTCACTTCTGGTGAATAAAAACTTTGTATTTTTTTCTCCCATTCTGTTCTTATATCTGCATCATACCCGATCACTTCTTCATAAACATCGTTGTATTGTTGGGCATTATTAGTATTGCAATATTCAAAAATTGCAGGGAAATCTAAATTCAAGGTGTCAATTTTTTTAAGCATAGAATTTTTTAATTTTATTTACAACAGTTTCGACTTCTGCATCGGTCAACCACGCATGGTTTGGCAAACTTAAATTGGTTCTTATCATATGCTCTGTACCGGGCATGAGCCTTTGTGCATCTAATCCAAAAAACTTGTTCAAATTATCTGTGTAATACTTTGCTGTTTCTATTTGATTTTCTGTGAGATAGTCGAAAAGTTCATTTCTTTTTTCTGTAAGCACAACAAATTTATGATAGTTTGGAGTGCAATCTTTTATTGGTTCAATAAATTTAATTGGCAAATCTTTAAATGATTCCATGTAATATTCTGCTATCTCTGTTCTTTTCTTTTGCCATTTGTCTAGTTTTTTCATGTTGATATAAATTTGTGCCGATTGTATCTCGAAAGGTTCGGCATTTATTCCATAATTTGTTGGTTCTATGTACCTACCTCCCTTTCCGTTATTTGCCACAGCATTTATTCTCTTGGTCAATCTGTCATCATCCCATACTATTGCACCTTGCGTACCTGCACATGGAATTGGTTTGTTCCCACTAAAACTGAAAACCGCGACATCTCCCCATGCACCGTCATACTTTCCTTTGTACTTGGCACCGAGGCTTTGGGCACAATCGCAAATTATTTTTGTTATAGGTGTTCTGTCAATGAGTGTGTCGTAATCTGGTGTGTTGCCATACAAACTTACAGGCATAATTCCATCATGATTGATTTCATTGGGTAACTGCATAATACCGCTCTTGTCAACATCTATAAATTCTACATTATCGCTTATCAATGCGGCCTGGTTGGCACTTGCAATATATGAATAATTCGAAACTGCAATACTTTTTCCTTTTAATCCTAAGGCTAGTAACGACACCAGCAAACCAGCTGTACCACTTGCCATCATTTTTGCATGTTTTCTGCCAGTTAGGCTTTTCAATTGCTCTTCAACTAGTCTACAATATTTTGAATTGACTACTAGACCGCTCTGATACACGTCGTTTATAACATGATCTAATTCTTCCTTTGTCTCTTGGTAAAGTCTATCTAGTCCTTTGAATTTTATTTGCATACCCTTAATTATTTTTGTATGTGACTGGCATGAACGGAGTTGGCTTTGTCCATATTCCAACCAGTTGATTGTTATTTTTATGTTTTAAGTCTTCACCGATATGTGATCTGACATTTTCTATATATGACATAGCTTCATTATACAATGTTCTATCAAATTTTTCATCCTTTAATTTTTGGAAATAGTTGAATCTGTCGGCCTGTACCTCTGGCTTGGCATTAGGGTCAGTCAATCTAGGATCTATAGCGGAATACTCCATTGCATGAACACATTCCATATAGAGTCCGCCATCAAATCTTCCATCTGCATATGCCTGTACTTTTTGAATGTACATGTTATCTTTCTTTTGTTCATTTGTTAGTTTTTTGTCCAAAAATTTTGCAAGTATCCAAGAAAGTTTTATTGTTAGTTCTGGAAAATCATCACTTATGTAAAAACACTCAGACGTACAATGCTCATTGTGTGCATCAGAGTTACCCCACAACTTGTCGTGTATCTGCCAGCACCACATTTTATTATGTATTTGTAGACTAGGTTTTTCAAATCCCCAAACAATACAGTCATTGGAGTTGAATTTGGCTAAATCAAAATCATTATGCTTGTGATTGAAGTAGTCTATAATTGGATTAAAATTTGTCCTAACGACTTGTCTGAAAAAGCCATTGTATTTGTCATCCTTGTAGCTACCTAACAGGTCATTTACATTTTGCATCATGCTAGACGGTGTTTGATTGACTTTAACTTTGTAATTCCATTTGTTAAGATATTTTTCCAAAGTTGGCAGGGTGATATTTTCGAATTCCCATATCCGATATTGATTATGTGTTGTTCGATTTATTATTATTTCGTCGAGCTGGATGTTGTTTTCCACAAAAGCACGTAATATTGTGTGGCTGTCTGTGCCACCACTGTATGCCAAAGCCACTCTTTTATATTTGTCTCGAATCTGTTGTGCTCTTTTCTTTTTGTAATATAATAAAGATTCCACGGGTTCGGGTTTCCACGGATATTTTTGATAGAAGTCATAACCTGTATGAAAAGCCATCGCTTCTTTACTTTTAGTAAAGTCGATCAATGCTTTTTCGCTTGATGGATGTATCCTATCACCAACTGTGTAGTATGAAGTTTTAGAAGACATTAAAGTATATAGGATGCCATGATTTGGCCGCCCACCTCTCGTATCCTGTCAGACATCACAAAAGCAAATATCAAAGGCATGGTATCTAATTTTCTCATCAAGTAACCAAATGGCAACAAAATTACTAATACTGCCATGTATAGACCAAATGCAAATTGTGTATAACCAACGTACATGCACATTATTACAAGGAATAATCCTATACCTACGTAGAATTTTTTATTATCCAGTTTCAATGCATTGGCAAAAAAGTTAGCATACCTTCCGGCGAATATTACTCCTAAGAAATTGCATAGTACAGCCGCGATTGTGACTCCGTACAGAAGTGAAAATAAAAATTTATCTGTGACAATGATGCCTTTCATTTCAAGCATATTATATAAAAAGGCCTCACTGGCGGCTACCGGGATACCTAATATTAAAAAAGGTATCACTTGTGAAAAAGCACCACCGTTGTTGGCAGTTTCGCTTGAAACAAGGCAATTCATGTTACCTGTTTCATATGTTTTTTTATTGATTTCTAATTTCTTTTCATTGCTATATGCAAGGTAACTGCCGACCATGTATGTCATTCCTGGAATGAACCCTGATATAAATCCAAAAGCACTACCTCTCAACAGTTGCCATCTGTGTTTGATCATCATGACAGTGTATGGCCAATAATCTTTGAATTCGATTTGCATTGAAATCTTGCTTGTTGGTTTTCCAGGACTTTGCAACAACAACGGAAAGGTAAAAAGTGCTGTCATCAAAGGCAACACAGGAATACCTCCGAATAATTGTGTAAATCCAAATGTGCCAAAAGTTTCTGCGGTGCCCCAATTATATCCCACTTTGCCTAGTACTAACCCAGCAAAAATTAAAAGTAAATTTGTGTACCATCTGTTATCGCAAACAGAAATCAAACTGCAGGTAGCAACTAAAATTAAAAAACCTTTGACAGGTGTTGTTAGAAGTTGATAAAAATGTGTTGCCAGAGGAATACATAGTAGTACAAGCAAGGCACAGCTCATTCCGCCAACAAAACTTCCAAGTGCTGTTTTTAACAATGCTTCTTTCACTTGATTTTTGCTTGTCAAAGCAATTCCTTCTTTCACACTAGGCAAACTACTATTTTCGCCCGGTATACCAAAAAGTATACCTGTCACAGAACCAAAGTATTGACTAATTGTAGCAGAACATACCCAGCATATGGCTAGAGGTATAGGATCAAATTGCAAAAGAAAGGGATAGCATATCAACAAAAAACTTAAAGTCCCGATGCCAGGAAGGCATCCGGTAATGATTCCTGCAAGAGTGCCGATTGAAAATGCTAAAAATAATTCCATTGTGTTAATGTGGGGAAATTAATCCCCACATAAATTATTACTGGGCTTTTAGAGCCTCTGTCAAACCGTCAATGTAAGCATTCACATTTTTGATTTGTTTTCTCGGACTCATATCAGTACCTGCTAGGTTCATGACTCTACCTTTTTTAGCAAAAGGTTCGAACCAGCTCGTGCCTTGTTCGGCAACTGCTTTCCTAACTTGTTTGATATTGATATTGACACCGATCATTATTGGTCTGTATGACATAGTCGATAAAGGATTGTTCCATTCATCACCTAAAGTTACCAGGCCTTCACCGCCATCTGGATTTGCAGTGGCTAAACACACAACTCCGTCTTTGTTATGAATAGATGAGAATACAAAATCTAATTCACCTGCGTGTAATGGACCGATTGCTTCAGATAATTTTTTAAAAGGAACTACTTTAGTATTTTTACTAATATCATTTGCTATACCTGATGCAACTGACATGTATGACTTTCCATAATAAGCACCTAGTTTGTGACCACCTTTTTTGAAGTCATCCCATCCTAGTCCGCTTTTTTCTGAAGCACAAATTTTGCTGTAAGATTCAAAAACTATCGATACGAAGTTTTTTCTGTTTACATCAAAGTTCCATGCCGGATTGTCAGTAGATCTCACAGCCGCTATTGCCGCCGGATCGATTGCTATGATTGTAGGCTTTTTGGTTTTGTTTAGGTATTCAAGTGCACCTGCTATATTTCCTTTAGCAAAGTTCACTTTTCCTTCACCACCTGTTATTGCTTGAAACATCTCTGTAGACTGCCATAAACTAGAACCTGGTTTAGTGTAGTACACGTATTCAATGTCTTCAAGATTACCTGCATTGGCAGTGGCATTTAAAAAAAATGTTGCCAAAAATACAAGTATTGCTTTTTTTATTACGTACATTTATATTTTCCTCTTCTTATTAACGTTAATGATTTGATTATAGCAGTGCTCCTGCATATAGTCAAATATATTTTAAAAAGATGGTTCACGAAGAATCTCGTATACGGGCGGCCAACTTACTTGGTGTAAGCATTCCAGGTCCGGTTACCCCAACTTGGTCGCTGTTTTCCGACGTCATCGAATGATGGCGTTACCAAAAATTATTTATTCTAGTTTTTGATGTTGTAGCCTTTTTTGAGTGATTCCATTTGTATATTTTTCCAATCAGCACTATCAAGTGTGTAGGAAAAAGTATTTTCGATAGAATTCTGCCCAGCAACTCTGATACTTTGTATATCAAGATTGTCTTTCATTTCCTCATACGTTTGCAGAAACGTTTTACCTTTTATGTCAACTTGCCCTATTTTAATATATCCAAGAGAAAGTTTTGGATCTTCCCAATCGTAGCCATTTGATTCTAGCCATTTTCTGTATCTGTTCATTTCTTTTAGTTTGAAAGGATGCTCTTCGGTGATTGTTTCTCCCCATTCTATATCAAATTCACCAGAGTAATATTTTTGGTGATTTATTGCAGAACATGTGGCATCATCTAACGGCTTTTCGCCTTCGTCTCTGAAAACCTCATAGAGAGTTTTTCCAACTTGCGACCAGTGTAGGTACACACCGCCGAGTTCTCTGCTATATCTATTTTTTTTAAACAATTCATAATCCTGTTCCTGTAGATCATATCTTGGTGCGTTTAAGAATGTCGTAATCTGTGAAGGCCTCATCCATTCTGGTTCAAATGCCTGTTTCCTATATGCCTCTACCCAACTTTCAATCTCATGACATAAATTATTAAGTTGTCTGATTGCGTATTTTGTCTCTATGTCTGCCTGTTTGTAGTATGGTGAAAGTTCCCAAGCAGTGCCTTGTAGTTCTTCAAAATATCTGTGCAACAAATTACATGCTTCGTGTTTGAGTCGTAGGCCGGGAGTGGCCATTTCATTTCCGTTGACATGTCTGCCTATAGGCAACCTAGCCGAATATTGGAAGTCGTCCGCAACAAAAGGGTGTATATTCTCGTAAGGTGGATCAAACTCAAATGAATTTATTTGCTCAATGCTTTTGTTAAGCTCTTTGCAAAGAAAGTGGAGGTCTCTCTTTGAATCTGCAAAACCTAAGAAACAAAAATTTTTTTCTAAGATCCTTTTTTGATTTAGATTATCTTTGAGTGCTTCTATGAATCTTTTGCCTAATGGTGTGTCGTAGATGTCAATCTTAACTTCTTTATTGTTGTATTCTATTAAGATTTTATTTTCTAGAGTAGATGGCACTGTTGGCTCCGTGTTCCATACATTCCACACTCTCCACAAAACATCTGCCATCAGTCTTTTCCTGTATCAACTGATCAGCGAATTCAAATGCATGTTTGGCAAACATCTCAGCACCTACTCCGTCGAAAATTCTGATTTCTGCCAAGTCAAGTGTTTCTAAGTGCTTGAATGTTTCTAAAAATGGGTCTGCCTTGTCAAGTGCAAGTTTATGATCGAAGTGATCCTCTAGCCATGCCTTAAGAGGTTTCAATCCTCCGAAGTCCACCGCCCAGTTTTTGTTGTCTAATTTATCACAACCAAATGTGAATTTGAATGCCAGGCTGTATCCATGCAGTAGATGGCAGTGTGAGTGATCTGCGTTGGGTTGTCTGAACACACAGGCCAGTCCTATGTTGTGTCCGTATGTTTTAGTTGAGTAGTAAGTCATCTTTTCTCCTTGTTTTGATGACTTGCAGAATGTTTATAGAGGGATGAAAGTCGTTAAGTCCTCTTGTCACTGGTTAATTTAACTTTTTGTTAACCTTGTCCACTTGCTGAAGCCACTCGTTACCTTTTTGTCTGATAACATCTGTCAGCTCGTTTGGGATATTTAATTCTCCATCAATGATTGATTTCAAAAAGTGGATCAAAACAGTAAATTCGCTTCTCTTTGTCACGGTCTCTGGATCGACTCCGTATTTCTCCATTGCGTCAAGCATGGCTTCTGTCGTGTCGATCAATGCCTTGATGCTTGTACCTTGTTTTTCAAAATGTGCCATTATGTTATTATCTTAGGCTTTGGCGGTTCAATTACTTTAGAAAAAATTCTTTTGTATTCGGCCTCTATTTTGTCATTGATAAATGCAACAGATATAACATGAGATTTTGAAATATCAATTTTTTTGTCTTGTTCGGCAGTGGAGAAAAATGTACCAAATGCAAGTCCTTGCGGACCGTTCATTAATACAAGTGCTTTCTCAATACTAATATATGAGTCGGCATCGCCTTTGTAATTTGCAATAACTTCTTCTCCGGAAGCCAATTTAAGAGTAATAAGATCTCCATCTTTGTATTTTTCAAACATATAACACTAGTATAAACTTTATTTGGATTTTGTCAACTGCTTATTAATAAACTTGGCCATTCCTTCGTATGTTTCTTGAAACACGTTTCCGTGTTTGCTCCACTCTTCTGGCATCTTCCATCCTTCGCGATTTACCACGATCCACCTTGTATGCGGATCAGAATATCCCATCATTTTATGGAATTGGTATATCCAGTATTTGGGGTCTACAGGTCGTTTGATGTATTGGTATCCTGTACTACCTTTGTACATGTTGTTTACATCTCCATCGGCATCATATAGGTCATAACCTATCATGAAGATGGCTTTTGGTTTGAATGTCAGAGCTAACACACCGGAGTAAGGACCTGTTCCCCAGTGTTCAGGAAGATCTCTTCTTTCCTCACCAGAGTATGGCAGTAACGGTAGCTTTTTTACATTGGGCCACATAGCAAATTGCTGTTGATATTTTTCTCTCGTGTATATTGTTGTTGTTTTTCCTACGTTGTTGGCCGCCTCTTGACACATATGCCTATCAGCACACACAACATATTCCGTAACATAATCTCTGAATACTGCGTTGCATCCAATTACCGTAGAGAACTGTTTCAGTGGTGCAATATCGAATCCTCTACGTGATTCACCATTTCCTATAATGCTTACAAACTTGGTCATAATCGCTTTTAAACACCCCTTTAAACGGCTTTACAGCAACACACAGCACTGGTAAAAGTCATCCTGGAGCAGTTATACAAAATATTTATAACCCCACTCTTTCGGCTTGATTTTTCTGTATTTTCACAACAGTTTGATTATTTGCTTCTGTCCAATTACCATTAAATCTGCCTCTAGAACAGGTGTTACAAATTAAATTTTTTTTGCCTTCCGAATATCTTTCATTGAAAATGAGTGCATGTTCTCTTTGATGATTCTTCCAACATTCTTCTATTCCGATATCAAAAACGTTACCGTAATTTGTTTTACCGTCTGCATCATCACAGCACAACAGGGACTGTCCATTCACCAATACTTCCATCTTCCTTAGGATGGCGCCCGAGCTCATGGCACATCCAGTGATGTATAATTTTTCAGATATTGTTGCGTTATATGGCTTTGTCCAGTTGCCGTCTCCATCGCCTAATCTGTTTGTGAGCCAATTTGTTTTCTGTTTTACTTTGCCTAATATCAGTCCTTGATATTCTGCTAAAGTTTCTGCCGGCACAGGTTTCCTGTTATCTCTATTTTTAATTCCTAGTTTTATTTTTTTTGAGAGTATGGGATATTTTTCTTTGACAAATTTTAGACTCTGCAGAGTTTTTGCTTTTTTGATCTTCATTTGATCCCACATTTCTTCTGTGGTATGGCCAATTACGGATATGTGTATTTGTCCAACTAGATGTTCATATTTCTGTAGTATGTCGCATTGTTTTTTTGTAAATGAAACTGCATTTGTGGTTATCCCAACTTTAATTTTATACTTGTCCGCTAGTTCCATTATCAAATCTAGGTCAGGCTGTACAAGAGGATCAGAATATCTCCATGGACTGATTGCACAAGAGTAATCTTTGACATTGTATTTTTTGATCAAACTTCCATAGTCGTTGAGCAAAAATTCAATCTGCTCTCTGCTCATTTTCTTTCCGTTGTATTCCTTGTCCTCGCTTAATTTCGTGTAAGGGCAACAGAAACATTTGGCATTACACAAATTAATAGGTTCAAATGCTATGCTTAACGGTAGTGGTAAAAAGTTTTCATGGGTAATCATTACTCATATTTAACCATGAGGAAATCGTTGTGATGGATGCTGTCAGATCCCAAACATTTGTAACCCCACGATTCTAACAACTCCTGGGCATGTATATTTCCTTGGTTCTGTTCTATTACTATTACAGGCCAAGTGGATCGAATCGTCTGTTCTGCACCTTTAATCGCTTTCAATTCATAGCCTTCTATGTCCATTTTGATAAATCCAACATTTTCGATACCAAATGAGTCCAGAGTTCTCAATTTTTTAATTCGTTTTTCTCTCTTTGGGTCTGTACATTCTTTGATATGACCAGATTTTTCAAGTTTGTCTGTCAATATATCCTGTGCTTCATCACTTATACCATAGATCTGATATTTGAATTTTTTATGATCTTTGATGTTTAGATAAAAATGTCTAGTATACTTTTTCCTAAAATCAAAACATTCTATAAAGCCGAAATCATCTTCCATTTCTCTTGCGAAGCCTCCTTCTCTGGCTCCGATGTCTACCGCAACAGTAAAATTTTTTATGTAGGGTCTAGCCCACTGGTAGGTATTTCGCCATGGCGCAGTTTCTTTCTCTACCGCTTGTGGTGTCATGTCTTTGAAAATCATTAATGTTGTTCTTTCCCCATTATGAGATGCCATACAGTCTTGTAGTGTTTCCATGCCTTGCCCAGAGCTGGATATTTTCTACGCATCTTGATTGCATATTCGTTTGTCATTTCCTCTTCGTCAACTGCGGCTTCCATATCTTTGGCATAATCAGATTGTGAAACTAAACGTCCACGAGTGCCGTCTTTCTTTTGCACATAGACTGTTTCGCCTCCGTCGGGTGAGATGTATATTTCATTTTTGCGTGGCATTAATAGGCCTTTATATGATTTCCGTTGGGCGGAGCATTACGTATACCGTTGTGTTGCTCTTCGGTACTATCGCCGTCGTGTCGAGGAATGAAATGTATGTGTGGCCAATATATTGTTTGTCCGGCGGCAGGTCCTCTGTTTTGCCCTACATTGAAACCATCAATTTTTTCTTCTTTCATCCATTCTTCACCACAATAGTAGGCTAGTTTGTATGCTTCTGCTACCGTGGCTGGATCATTTTTTTTTGGAATAAACAACAAGTGTCCAGGAACAACAGGATACTTGTCATAAAATACTGCACAATGCTGGTTTTCAAAAAAAGGTTTGTCGTTACCTAGCCATGTTGATTCTTCGTAACTATTGATCTGTTCCCTTGGTTTCTTGTAAGTAGATTTTTTTAATGGCATTGGTTTTTATAATTCCTATCTTTATATTACTTGAGTTTGGCATGTTTTTCAACCTTATCTGTTCCCAAAACTTGGTTTTTGTTACAGATGGATTATACTCATTGATATTTAATAGGTTTACAATCGCTTTCCTGACTTTCTCAGCACCACCGTGCTTTTTGCATGTGTCCGATCTACCAACATGGACCACTTTATCACCGATACTGATTTTGTAAACACATGGCAATTTTACCCATGACGTTTTTGGATTTTTACTATGCCTGACTTTGTATTTTTCTATAGTGTACAGATCATCGATGTTGTACCATTTAGTCTGCATGGTCATCGAAATCGTTATAAAGTGTGTATTTCGCTGTAAGCTCTTCCCCTGACTTGATTTTCCTAGTGGTGACTAGATAGCACACTGGCTTTTGATGCCAAAACCCTTTTATGTTTTTGCAATTTGGATCATCTGAATGATTGTAAAAGGCTCCGAGAGCAGTTCTGATAGCACCATGTGGAAAATTTTTATCTAATATATGCACTATGCCTAAAACAACATCAGCATCAAAGTTTTTGGTAGCAAATAGTCCAAGACCTTGCACGTCCGAATCCTTGATTGTCAGTCCATCTGGTAAAGGTCTATACATATTAATATTTACTAGGATCTTTTATTTCCAACTGATTGAAAACTGTTTGAACCTTCCTTGCCTGGAAGTAGCAATCTTCTAGTGCATTGTGTAGTCCTGTTCTTTTTTCGTTTAGATCTCGTGGCACAAGACTGAACAAAGTTCTAGAGTCTCTTATTTGCCAATAGTTCCATGGCACAGGCACTTTCATCTGTGCATAAAAATTTTGTAATATCGCATAATCAAAAAGCGGTCCTTGGCACCAAAACACATCAACACCCACTGACCATTTGTTCAATTGTTTTATAAAATATTTTAGGTCAATCCTGTCATGATCACCCAGTGCTTCTTCCCTGACATCATCTGCTTGTTTGCCCCACCATTCGACAGTTTCTTCCATGACATCTCTGCCTATAGAGGTTTGTGAATCTACATCTATTCTGTGGTACATTCCTTGTGCCGGTTCTACAAAAGAATAAGGATCAAACTTTACCCCGCCTATCGTTAATATTGTAGCGTCAGGTCTCGTAGACAAAGTTTCTAAATCTATCATTGCGTGGATCATAGTAACATTATACTACAATCTAGGTAAATGTCAACTAGGCTTCTATTAGGTTTGTTGGCTCTGGAGTAGTTAGAGTTGGTTTTTCGCCGTTTTTCAAGGACTCTTCGAATTCTGCTAGTTGTTCATTGTTGTAGCAGTGTATCTCTCCAGCTGACTGTGGATACATCTCTCGCATGTATGCTGTTGTTTCCAACGCTGTGGAATAACAGGTATTATAG